TTTTCTTAAGGGCGCATTCATTGGTGACGGATCAGCTTTTATATGGAAAGACAGAGGAAATAAAAAGATTGGCGTAGCCTATTATTCATCCTCTAAGTTATTAGTAGACCAAATGCAGATTTTGTTAAAATCTTTAGGTTATTTATCATACAAAAATAAAAGAGACAGCTCTATATCTAAAAACAAACAATGGTTTATAAGATTGAATGGAACATATGCTTCTGATTTTATCACAGATATACAATATCCCAATTTAAATAAATTAATTAGTGAAATAACTCCATTTGTTGATAGATTAAGAAATAAAACTGGAACAGTTTACTATAGAAAAAAATACAATAATTATAGTGTTCATAGTTATAAAAACTGTAAATCTATATATCTTGGTTTAGTTAAAACAAAAGATGAAGGTTATTTAAAAATTAAGAATTTTAACGATAAGACAAAACTGTGTGTTCAAGTAAAATCTGTTAAAAAAATAAATGAAAGAAGTCATTTATATGATATATCTTTACCAAATACGCATAGTTATTATGCAAATGGCTTAGTTAGTCATAACTCAATTAACAGACAGGTTTTTGAAGAAGTTATGTCTGGATTCTTATCAGTCGCCTCTTCTCCAGTCGAGCAAATTAAGTTTAACGCCAAGAAGAATACTATGAAAATGTTTAATATTCCAATACCTAAATCAGATCAGGGAGATGGTGATTTTATGCAAAACCAGCTTATTCTTTCTGGAACCGCATATTATCAAATGAATCATTTTTATGCATACTTTAATAAGTGGCACGATATAATAATGTCAAAGCAAAACCCAAAACTTTTAAAAGACATGTTTACAAAGGATGAAGACGCGAAACACATTAATCCAGATGATTACTCAATAATTAGAATTCCTATTGAGCTGACAACTAGTGGATATATGGATATGGCGCAAATAAGTAGAATAAAAGCTAGTACAACAAAAGACGTCTATCTTCGTGAATATTGTGCCGTTTTTACGAATGATTCAGATGGTTTTTTTAGAATTAGTCTAATTGACTCATGTACATGTCAAGAAGGTGATCCTGAGATATTCCCTCCAGCGTTATATGGAAATAGAAAAAAGAAATATGTCTTTGGTGTTGACCCGGCCTACGAAGGGGACAACTTTGCTGTTGTTGTAATAGAGCTTAATGGTAATCACCGTAGAGTGGTCCACGTTTGGACGACTCAAGCTAGTGATCACAAAGCAAGATTGTTAAGAAAAATAATAACTGAAAATGATTATTATCATTATTGCGTTAGAAAAATCAGAGATCTTATGAAAAGGTTTCCGTGTGAGTATATAGCTATTGACTCTCAGGGCGGTGGAAAAGCAGTAATGGAAGCTTTTACAGATATAACAAAGCTAAAGGAAGGAGAAAGCATTATACTTCCTACTATTGAGATTGAAGAAAAAATAAAAGAAACAGACGTTATGTCTGGTTTACATATTATTAAAATAGTTAATTTTACTTCTGAGTGGATAGCTACAGCTAATTACGCTCTTAAGAAAGACATGGAAGATAAAACAATCAGATTTCCTTTTAGTGATGATGTTTCTTACGCAATCGCTGAATATTATGACGAATCTCTTGGTAAAAATAAGGAGCTTTACGATACTTTGGATGACTGTATATTTGAAATAGAGGAACTTAAAAAAGAACTTACAACTATTACAGTTAGCGAGACTGCTACAGGAAGAGAAAAATTTGACACACCGTCTGTTAAGGTTGGTATAAACAAAAAAGGCAGATTAAAGAAAGATAGGTATTCTGCTTTGTTAATGGCTAACATAGTATCTAGAGAAATAGATAATGATGGAGATCGTCTTGAAAATCCCGATTTATTGGATCTTAGTAGCTTTTGTACAAGAGTAGATACGGGCGTTTTATTTAAGGGTAATAGTAAGATTGCAAGCCAGTTGAACAAACTTTACGGTGGTTTATAGAAAAAAAGAAGAAAAAAGAGTAGTATCTAGTATAAGGTATTACAATTACTATTAACGTTAGGTACAATAATGAGCGATATTAAGTTAGCCAAATTGCAAAAAAGTATAGCTGCATACTCCGAAGGATGCTCGGCTGTTAGCAGAACGTCTACCGGTATAGATAATACTTTTAGCGCTAAAGGTGGAATGCTTACTCGTGATGAATATAGTAAAAGTAATTACGACTCAGCTCGTCCTAATGAAAGAGTCCCCACTGACTTCCTTAATTCTTTAATATTTTGTAATGACTCTTATTACAATGTGGCAATTGTCCGCAACGTGATAGACATAATGTCGGACTTTTGCATTAAAGGGATTGACTGGTCCCACGCAAATAGGGCCACTCAAGCATTTTATAGAGAGTGGTTTAGAACAGTAGACGGAATTGATGTCTCTGAGAGATTTTGTAATTATCTTATTAGACTTGGGAATGTAGCAATCGCCCCAGAGAAATCAAAAATCCCAGAAGGAATAGCTAGCAACTGGAAAAAGACAAGGGGTGATACCTTTAAAGACATAAAAGTTAATAATCTAGAAATTCCATCTAGTTATAATTTTATAGATATTACCGCTTTACAACCTGTTATTGACCAAAATACAGTCGGTCTTAAAAATAGAACCTATAGAATAGCGTCTTCCGGTGGGCTAATATCTAGCTTTACTAACTATAATCTTAGCTTTAGAACACAAGATAGTAATACTTCTAATTTCTCAGGAACACTTTTTCAATCGCTTCCTTATAGTATTAAAAAGAAGGTGGTTGACAACTCTGGAAATGTAATTATTAAAGAAGGTAAAGATATACTTGTCTATCATTACCGAAAAGATCACTGGGATACTTGGGCCCGTCCAATTATTCTCTCAATAGCAGAACCATTAATAATGTTAAAGAAAATGCACCTTGCAGACATGTCTGCTTTAGATGGTGTTATTTCTAATGTCAGGCTCTGGAGAATTGGATACATAGATCAAACAAATGTACTAAACTCTATCATTCCATCTGCGGATATGTTAACACTGTTCTCTAATATGCTTAGAAACAATATAGCTGGGGGAGTTTTAGACATAGTCTGGGGCCCAGATCTAGACTTTAAAGAATCCAGCAGTAACGCTCACCAGTTTCTTTTCCCAGAAAAATACACGCAGCTTATGTCTGAGATATATGACGGATTGGGAATAAACCCCTCTCTTGCTGGCGGGGCTAATGGGGGAAATAGTGGGTTGACTAACAATGCTATATCCATGAAGGTACTTGTGGAAAGATTGGCTTACGTTAGAAATAAGCTTATCCATTTTTGGAATGGTCAGGCTGATATAGTTCAAAAAGCAATGGGATTTCCTTCTGCCGCCAGAGTAGAGTTTGATGACGCTATATTCTCTGATGAAATTGCTTACAAAAAACTTCTTGTCGATATTTATGACAGAAATATAATCAGTGCAGAATCTGTGAGAGAAGAATTTAATCTAGTGGATAGAATTGAGTCTAGTCGAGTTAATAGAGAAGTAAAGAAAAGAGAAAAGGGGACAGTCCCAGCTAAATCTGGACAATTTCACGATCCAATGATTAAAGATAAGCTCAAGAGTGATCTTATTAAAACTGGAAATCTAGATGGTGATCATATGGATGTGGACGTAAATAAAGACGAGGTTTACTCTAAGAATCCGGGAGGAAGGCCGACTGGAGCTAAAGACACTGGAAAGAGAGCTACGAAACAAGGTGTTACCAAAAAGGTAGTTGCCTCCTCTTTCATAGAAACTCATGTTTGGGCTAGAGAATCACTTGATAAGATTTCTAGTATAATTGGAGATTCGTACTTACAGGAAAAAGCTAAAGCAAACTTTAGACAGCTTAGTGATGATGAATCAAATGAGTTTGAAGATCTTAAGCTTTCTGTTCTCATGGGAATAGAGCCATTCAGTCCAGTTGAAATAAATACAGTTAGTGCCTCTATATCTAATATTAAATCCACACATCAAGAACGAGTAATAAGAGATACATTATTAATGGAATTATCAGGTAAAATAAAGAGAATTTTAACAATTGATGACAAGCGAATAGCCTCTGCAGCAGCGTACGCTATATCTAAAATATCTGAAAACAACGATGAAAATTAGAAAAATAAACTAATTTAGAGAAGTATATTATAGAATGTTAATAAAAGCTTATCAAACCGAAATACTCGACGGATTAGAAAACAAACTAGAGAACAACACAGTTGCTTTTACTAGTTGTATAACGAAATCTATCGAACCAACAACAGAGACAATTAAAATAGTTGCCTCATTTGATAACTCACGTAATTTTGACTTGTACTACATTCAATCTATTTTGGCTAGCATAGGCCCTAATAAGAATGATGATTGGTTTTTACCAGAAGAGATGTGGGGAGCTAGACTAACCCCAGTTCATAAACAGTTAAATTACATGCATGATGAGAAAAATATTATTGGTGTAATTACTGATAGTATTACTCTTGATGCAAATGGTTCTACAATACTTGAAGAGTCCGCAAACGGGCAAGTTAAAGATATAGCTACTCAGGCAGTTATTTGGACAAATTGGGATGACCAAGTTGTTTCTGATAATGTTCAAAAGATTATAGCATCTATAGAAAAAGACGAACTATATGTCTCTATGGAAGCTTTATTCAAAAACTTTGATTACATGTTAGTAAATGGCAATGAAACAAAAATTGTTGCCCGAAACGAACAGACGTCTTTTTTAACTAAGCACCTCAGGTGTTATGGATCTAAAACCGGAGAA